AAAGGTGGTGTCAATATGAAAACATATATAATTGATTATGTAGTGGGGAATACATACAAAACCAAAGAAGTAAAAGCTAAATCGGCAGATGAGGCAATTAAAAAATCCCGTGTTAAAAATATTGTGGATATTAACATTGCCGTTGCTGTTCGTTCTGATTTTCCCGGCGCTTTTAACTTTCGCGGTTCCTGGTATGTGTGGGAAAAAGATTTTATTAAGTAGGCCGGAAACGGAATAAGCTGCGGCAGATGCCGTTATTGTAGAAAGGGGATAATAATAAAATGGCAAGTAATATTTATTGCGTAAAAGGCTTTTGTTCAAAAAACGATGATGCAAATATAATTATAGGCTACAAATCAAAAGCCGCAGCCAAAAAAAGATTTGATAGCATGGTGAAAAGCCTATGCTATGAAAAAGTAACTATTACATTACAGAATTCCGTATATTTTTCGGATACTGAATTGGTTTTAAATTGTTGGGAAATATAGGGAACTGAAAAGTTCCCTTTTCTTTTTTGCGCATTGTGTTTTCTACTCCATACAATAGCTATGGAGTTTTTACCAGAGTGCGCAATCATTACCAGCTGCGGCCAACGTTTTGGCGCGTCCTGTATTGCGTCAATTTTGGCGTGTATGGCGTTTTTATGCCTTGCTATAGTTCTGTATATGCGGCACGTTTTTTGGCCTTTTATGGCTGTTTTTGTGGCATTGTGCGGCCTGTTTTGGTGCGGCGTGCTATGGAGTTTTTGCGGCCTGTTTGCGGTTCCTGGTTTTCTGTATTCCGGTAGAAATTGCCGTGCGCGCTATGCCGTCAAAATTGCGCGCTATGGCGTTTTATAGCCTTGCATGTGTATATATACGTTTATAGGCGTTTTTGCGCTTCCTATGGCCTTTTTGTAGGCGTATGGCGTGCGATAGAATCCGGCATACTGTCAGCTTTTGCGCGGTTCCCGTTTTGCCCGTATAGCTGCCGGAGCCATTGACGGAAATAATTATGTTACCCGTGCATGGGAATCATTATGTGAATGAATGTTTCCAGTTTCCGTTATGTCTACTTGTGGTTTTTCTGGGGATTTTTCCGCTCTGGAACCTAGAATTTTCCGAAAAATTTTTCTGGATCGGTTTTGGATCCGACAGGGGTGGGAGCCACCAGAGGGAGCCGGAAAAGGTCGGCTTTCTGATATCGCACATATACGCGCGTATGCGAAAAAAATTTTTTAAATCCGATATCGCATATAACGCATGTCATATCGCATATACGTGCGGATGCATCTGCACCAGATTCGTCGGCAGCTGATCTCCTATTCTGAGAAAAAATCTCCATATGCACATACGATCTGTGCAAATTCCGATAATTTTTCTGCGGAAATCGCAAAAAAGAACCGTCTACCATGGACAAAACTGGTAAACGGTTCTCCATTTGAAAGGGAAAATCAATGACATCGGGAAAAGATTACGAAATACTTTCCATGTCTGCACGTGCATCATACCAGAATCCGGCAAGAATTAGCAAGGCCGGAACTTCAATGAGTTTTTCTTTTCCGTCACATACAGAATACATTGACAAAAACGTCCAAAATGGCGCGGAAATGTCTTCAAGGTACATTTCCCTACCTAACGGCAGAAAAACGCGAAATTGAGCCGTTTCGCTTATATCTGACTGATTATCTCGGCAAAGGAATGCGGAGCCGTCCCCATGGATCCCCTGTGGATTACTCTGGGAATGATTCTATGTCTGAGTCTCTACCCTATCCCATGTGGGCAGATGTGAATGAAATTTTTCTGCCCATTCCGGGGAAGTCCCTACCCTTTTGCAGACGATGGCTGACAGGGGAGTCCCTACCCTCTGAGGAGTCCGTACCCCATGAAATAGTCCTTACCCCATAGTCCGTACCCTATAAAAGCACTAAAATAGTTCCAAATAGTTATTGACAACGCACCACCATGGTGCTATACTATAATCAAGTTAAGAGATCTGATAGGCAGTTGGGAGGCCTACCTACTGGAAGCGTAATAAGTGCTACGGGGCTACGGATTCCAGGGGTGATAAGTGGATAGCAACTACACCGTCAGCGGAGCAAAACGGTTCTGGAACTTGACCGTGGCAAAAACAAACTCCGACAACAAGCCACAAAAGACCCGGCAGTGCTACCGTGAGCAGCACAAACCGCTCAAGACGGAGATGCGGTATAAAGATTGCTCCGCACGTGTCAAGAGCCGTGAAGGGACACAAAACAATGATTACACGGCACAGGGCAACTTGCAGATCTGGTTTTGAGGAAAGGGCGTACACCATGAAGTATGAAGTCAGCACATGCACAGAAAGTGGAAAAGAAATCACGATTCTGGTTTCCGTGAGATCCGATGCAAGCACGGAAACACTTTTTAAAAAGTGTGCTTCGGAGATGCACCACAAGCTGAATGAGATGAGACTTGTTCCTGACACTATCCGCTTTGGGTACGAACTTCCCAACATCTGGACAAATGGTGCTGTTGGTGCTGTCTGGTTTGAGGATCCGTACTACAACATCTGCATCGCAAGAGAGAATTGCGGATACATCGCTTGCTGAAAGGAGATCCGACATGACCAAATCCGATAACTATCTTTACGCAGTCTGGCACTACTTGTCAGGCAAGCACGGAACCAGAGAAGCGGACAGGCTCATAGATCCGCTTCAATGGTACATCAATACAGGCAGAGCCAGCACAGGCTTCTTGAACTGCCTGTATCTGGTGAAGCCGTACTGCATCGGCAAGATCCTTGCAAAGGGCGGCAGCCATGATGAGATTATCAAGAAGATCCGCAAGCGTGTGGGTCTGCCGGAAATGGCACAGTTCTGAATAGTCCCCACCTTCTGGTGTATAGGTTAACCAGAGAAAGGAAAAACAATGGCAAAGAAATTCAATTTTGAGATCACCAATGAGGTCATTCTGAACAGTGACGGTCTGGCCGTTCTGGAGATCAAGAATGATATAGGCGTAAATGGGATTCCCACATACGATTACTATCTGTTTATGCCAGACTTTCCGCTAAAGGAGTCCCACGGCACATTGCAGGAGAACAGGCACAGCACTACAGAGATCATCACTCTGTATGAAAATGGCTACTTCGATGACATCATCGAAGAGTTTGTCTGAAAGGAGTCCTGACCATGGCAACACAGATCATGAAGCTGGACATCCCGTACAACGGGACATGGAAGATCCTCGATCATCAGGAAGGCCCCACCCGGTTCTATCTGTATTATGAGAAGGCCGGAAGCCGGAGCCTCAAGGGCAAGTTCACTTGCATCGTGGACTGCCTGAACTATATTACCAATCTGGCAAGGAAGTGAGTCCCCACGGGGACGGGAAGGAGAAAACACCGTGAAGAAATTTAACATTGTTGACGGAGACGGAAACATCGTCATGACTGTAGAGGCCAACACAGCGGCCTCTGCCAGACATATTGCTAGACGGAATGGACACAAGGGTTTCTGCATTGCTGTCAATGTGGAAGAAGTCCCCACCATCCCCGGCAAGGCCGAATATGAGCGGTTCCTGTTATGGGCAACAGCCTGTGACAATACCGCAGCAGAAGAGAACAGAGCCGATCAGGAAGCGGCAAGAGACATCCTTGGTGCAATCTCTGGAGTATATACCAGAGAGTCCGCATCCTATCCGGCATTCCCTCTGACGGAAGCGGAAACGGAAAGTGCCAGAGGGTATGCACGTTTTCTCGGCGGCAGTGCCTACAGGGACTTTGAAAGGAGGATCCCGTGATGACCATCAAAGAAAAAATTTCGGCTCTGGCAGAGTCCCACCCGGAACTGCTCGGAGCAAGAGGGCGGCTGACTGGGATGCTCATGGCAGTCATCCCTGAAAATGCGGACGTTGCCGATATGACAGTTATGGATGTCATGAAATGGATACCAGATGAGCATCTGGAGTATATATACGACGAGTTGAAAGGAGAATACGTATGACATACACATACGGAATGCGTCTGAGGGGCTTTTCACCCGGCTGTCAGCCAAAGGGAGTCCTGAAACGGGAGGACGATCCGTCTGGAAAGTATTGGGATCTTCTGGTATATGATCGGAAGCTGACAGATGAGGAACTGGCAAATTATGAACTGGATTTTATCAGGGAGGAGGATTGAAAATGGCATATTTGGATGATCTCAGAAACGGTCTTTATGACCAGATGGTGGACATGCTTGTGGCGAATAACCTCAAGTATGATCCTGAATTCCGCAAAGAAGCGGAAGAAAACGGCTTTGACTTTGATCAGATGATCGAAGATGCTAAAGCGCAGATCCCTGACGAAGTTGAGGATCTTTGGTGAAAGGAGTCCCCACTATGGATAAGACAATATCCCTTGGAGAAATCATCGACAGGGAACTGGATGCCGTGCTTAAATATCGGCTATGGTATAACGCGCAAGACGATCCATGCATGGCTCCTGTTCTGAATAAGGTTGACGAAAAGACAAAAGAGGCAGAAACGGAAATAGAATCTGCCAGAAAAGAACTTGCTGACTACATCAGAAATTTGATGGCAGAATATTAAAAGGAGTCCCCATGGCATTCAAAACAGAATTACGAAATTGGAGATCCAGGTTGGGTCTTACCCAGCAGTCGCTTGCTGATTTCTACGGGATCAGCAGACGGAATATTCAGAATTGGGAAACCGGACTGAGTGAGCCGCCAACATGGTCTGGAAGGCTCCTTCTGGAAGATATGAAGAGATCAACGGAAGAGCGATATGAAGCAAGAATGATGGATTTTGCTTCCCGTCTTCCGTCCGACAAAGAAGGAAAACGTCCAGAAGTCATCTGGGCAGTTATCAACCATCACGATGATAGTTTCCTGATCAAGAGAGCCACTTCCATGATAACAGCATTGGAAGAAGCAGTCCCCACCGATGAGGTGGCCTGTATCATGGTCAACCATGGAGGATCCGATTTCTACACTGATCGTGACGGAAACATCTTCCCAAATCACGAAGGATTTGTCAAAGGGGCAGAATAATACTGCCCCTGTTTTTATGGAGTCCCCACGGGGTCAATTTAACATGACGGCGTGTTTGGTAGTCCCCACACCGTTACTGGAATGGCAGATCGCCATATTCTTCCTCTTCTGCACTATTTACCCAATCCATGTAGTCATCATCTCTCATTTCCTGACTGACGAACTTATCCAACATGGTCTGCCATTTATTTCCACTCCATTTTTTATTCACTCCCTGTTCGTTCAGTTCCATAAATCTTTCCGCTAATTCTGTGCAAGTATCTGGGCACCATTTTCTGAGTCTAAACATCTTTATGGCAACCACACACATGATCTTTGTATAAACAGACTCACCATACTCATAAATCAGGTTCTGTAAATATTCTTCCATCACTGGTGGACATTGTTCTGTGAAAAAGTCACCAGACGGAGATGCCATGCGATCCAGTCTTAACTCTGGCTCTGACTCTAACTCTAACTCTGATCTGCTCTTATCTGGCTCTAACTCTAACTCTAACTCTAACTCTGGGGAGTCATTTGTCCGCCATTTATTGTCAGTTTTTGGCTTAAATAAAGCATTCTTTATGTCTGGCACTGCCCGTATTAAGTCCTCACGATATACAGACGGAATGCCTCTCCCCTTCTTTATGGTGTTGTATCTCTGCCAGTTCGTGACCCAAACAATGCTTTTTTCGGCGTTGATAAGGCGTACATAGTCACCGTTTAGAAGTGCATCCAAGTCTCGTTTGCGGAAGTTACCTACTCGCATAATCAATCGTGCATCCACTATCCCATCATCGTCAGATTCGTTCGTGCATTGCTGGTAAAGAGCCTGCGCAGCTTTTGGAAGATTAAGAAAATCAATCGTGCCAGTTATTAACCGTGTGCCCATTCTTTTGTTTGCCATAATAACGAATCACCACCTTACTACTGTTTTAGTTGTCGAATTGCATCAAGTATTTTCTGTCTCATCTCTACGTCCGGCTCATGTCGCAGAATAGTAGAAAACGCCTGTTCACGGATGCCAAGAACCTCTGCGATCTGCCATTGATACACATGATTCTCTTTGATTACTTGCTTTATCGGTTTCAAATTCGCCATGAAAATCACCCCGTTCAAAAAAATAAGGCCATACCAAATATTGGCACAGCCCCTGTCACATTTTCTAATTCTTATAATAATTCTTATAACGTTTTATGTCAATCAGATAGTTGCACAAAAATGATTCCCATAACACCATCCTCATTGACAATAACGCATGTCGTATGCTATTTTATCTGTATAACGAATCACCGATTATAGCTGTCCCTTACGCCATAGAGGGATGGCTATTTTTCTGCCAATCAAAAAGCCGTCACCACAATGGCAACGGCCTAATCTCACCTAAATTCAACTTTTACATCTATCGGGCAGTCCTTATCCGGCTCAATCCAGAAATGCAGTCCTGTCCACTCTCCCGTACCATGTTCTGTATAAACGATGCCGTCATCTGCGCATTGCAATTTATATTGGCATACATCACAGCTGGTCTTTTTGCGTTTGCGTATCTGCGGCATAGTCCTCTCCCGGCAAGGCTTTAATTTCTTTGATGATTTTCCCACAAATGACCACGGCGTCAATGTCCCATGACGAAGCTGCTTCCATGCTCAGTCTGGCAACGATTTTCAGTACAGAACTGGCCTTGATCAATTTATCCATACATCGCATCACCTTCTCTTCTGGATTCTGAAAGTCTGGTAGCCTTTGTGATCCTCGGTGATAATTTTGTAGTCCGCGCTGGAGTAGTCCCTGTCCAGTTCCAGGATCTCACCATGATTGATCATCTCGACGTACTTTCTGAGAGTACGTCCGTGGATAACGCCATTCAATGCTTTTTCAGAAACATTCTTTGCAATCTCTTCAATGCTCGGCATCTTTGCCATCATCTATCACCTCGATTTTTGGTACTGGCTCAGAGCCGATCTGGAAAGGTTTACCCCATCGGCTGAGTCCACGTGCAAATTTTATGGATTCCCACAGGCCTTCCACAATTAGCATCTCAGGCGTTTTCTCATCAATAACCCCATAGCCATTGTTGGGAAACGCTATATGAAATACCGCTCTCATGATCTCTCTTATGGCATCCCTACGGCAGATTCTATCACGAAATGCTACCTCGCGCTTCGTCACATCCTCTGGCTGTTTGTAGTCCAGAAAAGCCATATCGTCTGAAAAGTCCGTGCATTGTCCGAGTCTGAGCCGGAACCATTCTTCCAACGCATTCTGCGTCACTCTCATTTGCTCTTCCGTTAGTTCGATTCGATATTTTGCCATCAGTCATCTCCCGTTATAAACATCAATCCAAGTGCCATCAGCACCATCCCAGCACCTACCACCATCCCAATCATAAATGCAATCATCACAACGTCCCCACCAGATATGTAAACTCTATTGCAATAAAAATAATTCCGGCAATAATCTGCCATGCGGATCTATTTCTGATGCCCAGAATAACATTTGTGATTCCGGCTATAGTCCCCACACCGCTCACAAGCTGCATGATTGTCATTTTTCCCGCCTTTCCACCTCAACGCTTACGATACTGTCAAGCGCATACATGGCTATCCACTGGTCATTTCGAATCACCACAAAGAACCGCCCCTTAATATCGTACTCAGTATATTCTTCGTAACTCCACTTTCTTGTTTCTCCATTGGTTAACAAAATTCTAATCATTCTTCCCGCCTTTCCCAAGGATATTTCTCTGCCATCTTCCCGTCTGAACCGATCTTGCAATAGCAAGGATGATCCCCTTTGACATACTGTCCATGGTTCTCGATGTTTATGTCGCAATCGGCATACTCGCCATGTATACTACGTTTGCAGTCTCTGCAATATGTGTTAGGATCGTATTTAATTCTTCCTACCCCGGATGATCTATTCATTAACATTTCGGTTTTTGTCATCCTTCCCGCCTTTCTTTGTACGGTTTTGGTCGCGGCATCCATGCAATCGTGTCGTACATTATCTTGCCTTCCGATTCACAGTTCCAGTGGCCATTGCTGTAAAACAGCCATCCAATCAGTTCATTACCACGCTTGTCGCAGCACAGCACCTCATAGTCTGGAATATCAACTGTATTACTACACGGAGTCCACTTCTGTTCAGGCTGTGCGGATGGTAAACTATTAAGCATCCCAACTATAGACGCTCGATCACAATAACAATCACCCATCTCAAATAATCTTGTTGCTTCATCAATCGCCGTTTTGCGTGAAATCAATTCGTCATTCGGAACATTTTGCGCCGATTCTTCTGTTTGTTTGTCAGTTTCTACACTATCAATCAAATCCATGATCTCGCTCACGGTAAATGTCGGTCTGCATCCTTCCATCGCAAGGGACTGTGTTTCGATGTCTGCAATTTTCTTTTTCAACTCTTCCAGAATGCTCATCTCATACCCCCATAGCCATCTTTTGCGGCTCATCAACATAACAATCAGGCAACGGACAGTGATAGCAGTCAGGATATGTGCACACTGATCGCAGATTCACGCCCCGTCTGGGCATTGAAAACACCTTGTCATACGGCATTGTTTTCAGCCGCAACTCAAGTCCTTGTCTCGATAGTCCCAGCAGTCTTGCCCACTCATCCTTTGTATGTCTCTGTCCGTGCCATTCCAAATATCCAGTTCCGCTTGCCATAGTCCCCATCCCCTTTCAGCGGTTCAGAATCTGCTTATATCGGCTAAAATACCAGACGGCTTTCTTAATATCCTCATCTCCGTTTTTGTCGGCGTGACGCCATAGGTACTTGTATGTATTGCCCAAACAAAAGCCTTTTACCACCTCCGTTCCCAAAGCCTGTTCCATCGCATCAATGCACTCTACCTTGCCCTGCGTGTAGTGGGACGGATGGTTGACCGGATCGTCTGAGTTTTTACATCCTAGATACTCATCATCGGTCAGCGATTCTTTGGCATGTGCATAATAGCTAATATCGTTTCCTGTCCACGTTATCCTAGATTTTTCATCAATAAGAAGGCATATCGGAAAAGTGTCTGGATCAGGAACGCAACCAGTTGGTTTTTCACCATCAAACCACATACAGTTCGTTTCCAATTCCAACTTTGATAAAACTGCAAGCATTTTCTCTTTGTCAGTGCACTTAATTACCATTTTCATCACCTCTCTGCGAACATTTCACAATGCGCTGTCTCCGGTCTTATGCCTACCATATGCGTTACCTGTCCTTCTGATGCAAAAGCCATATAAGCATATCCGTCATAATCTGTGTGGATGCACCCACCTTTGGAGTAATCGTATTTGACGAGTTTCAGATTGTGTTTGCAGTTCTCGCAACAATCAGACATTTATGTTCGCCTCGCTTTCTACATTGAATGGCAAATCTGAAAAAACTGGATCATCGTGCACTCCCGCATTGCAATCATCAATATACAAATCTGCATATATCTTTCGTGGATTATTCTTGAACATCATCTTCAGAAATGGAAGATTGTCATTGACCGCATCAAATTCAAGGCCATACCGCTTACAGTAATCCACGGCTTCTTGCAACCGACTTCCTTCTCGCATTGTGTTGAGGATAATTTTCGTGCCGTCTTTTTGCAATTCAATCAACTTGTTTATTAACTTCATGTTTGGATTGCCAGCATTAGGATATTTATCTGCACTCAATGTGCCGTCAAAATCAACGGCTATCACATCGTATTTTTTGCTCATACATCCAACCTCATCTGTCTGCCATCCGTCCAATATCTACACGTGCTGTTCTCATATATCACTGTCTGAATCGAACCATCTGGCTTGCCATATCTTCTTGACTCCTTGACATCACAGTATGCAATTCCAACTCCTGTTGGTGTATGAGTCTCGGCTACGTAATGCTTACAATTTTTACAAATCCGCATCAAACAACTCCATCTGTCCTTTGATCTGGACATCTTCTTTCTTGTCACGATACTTATGTGCAAATGTGATGACATCATTGCCAACATATGTCTGGTTCCAGAGTCCGCAAGCCGGATATGATTTACGCCAGTCACTGGCAGAGGATCTGGTATTGCCATAGCAATTGCACTTGAAAAAAGTCCTGTTTGCAGTGTATGTCCTAAAATGACAGCACGTAGAGCATGTGAAATCTGGTGGTTCGGAATGTCCAAACAGTTTGTGCATGATTTCAATGTTCTTCATTTCCACCTCACGTAAAATACATATTCACCCTATGCTTTGCACAATATCGGAACATATCCTTCCACCGTTCCAACATATTGTATGGTTTCATGTCACCGTAGTTGTGCGCGTAAAAATCAGAGATCTCCAAATCCTTAATTGCGTTATAGATTCTTCGGCATTCCTGCGGAGTGAATTTTCCGTAACAATCCGGGTGCCATATCCACAATTCAAGGTCATCGTTTTGATGTTTCGCCCACTCTATTTCATCGGATTTGGTAAACGGTCTGCCTGTATACAATGACCTCTGAAAAATTTCGCGGCATTGAATTCCGTATGCTTCTTTTATCAGCCGCATAATGAAATTACCATATGTGACATACCCACAGTCATACGCCCCATCATATCCTTTAATCCTGACTGTCAGTCCCATTGTTATTCCTCTTCATGATCAATCTTCTGACCGCATTTTTCGCAATAATACTTCCATTCAACGTCAGCACCACATGTTGGGCAAGTGAGATCCTCGTCATTGCAAAGAATAGGCTTCATCGGTATCTGTTTTTTCAGAGCATCAATAGCTATATCGCAAAGGGAAAAATCTACACGTACCTTACCATTGTCTTCTATTCGCTGATGTACAAGATAGATAGCACCGTGTTTTACTCTTTCAAACATTTCAATTGCTTCTTCTGCCGTCATCCATCAATCCTCCGACCAACAAATCTTTTGTCCACATCTGCAATAATCAGTCATGTTGTAATATATTGGATAACTCTCCTCTGGTGTTGTAATGCGCTCCATCAAAACCCTTCCGCATACTGGACATACCTTCTTCCAGTTGCCGTCAAATTTTGCGTTTTTATCAATGTGTTTCGGTACGACGGGTATCTGTTTCTTCAGAGCATCTATCGCCATGTTTATAGCAGTCTCCCATTCGGTTTTTCCGTTTGGATAATCTGGATTGCAATGCCGTATGATATAATTGATAGCTTCTTCTGGATTCACTTCTTCACCTCTGACGGATATACCATATCCAGTCCTTCATCCATCCATCGTATCTGCCGTAACCGTCCCAGAAAGAATGCCAACAGCACCATGCGATAGATTCTCTTTGATTTCGTAATCAGTGATGGATTACTGAGATTCTGGTGAGACAGCTTCAGTTCAGAACCAGTCAACCCATGCTCAAACGCCTCTTCCATCGTCTTTTCATACCACCACTGATTTGTTTCGCTGTTCCAGGATTTCATAACCCCAAACCTCTTATATATTGTCTCTGTTCTTCTGTGAGATTCTTGTAATCCTCAAATTTCGGCGTGGTAAAGAATATCGGAGGAAAATTTACATACCGTTGCAGTTTCTTTAGGATATGTCCATCTGGAAGATCGTATTTCTCATAGATTCTCACATCAGGCGAATACCCCAAATCTCTAAGCATGTATACTCTGTATAGATCTTGCCACAAATCAGTGTCATAACCAGTCAGTACATATACAATCATCTTGCTCCGATGCCATCCAGTAATTTCCTTGAACATTTTTAGCTTTGGCAAAATCATGTTTTTATCATGAAACCTGTCCCATGCAAAATGTACGGTCTTGACCTTTATCTGCTTCAGATATTCAGCCTTTTCTTCTGTCATCAATCGCATATCCAGACCTTGTGTAAAATCCACATAAGCATTGCTGTCGATAAGCTGTTGCATGTTATCTTTCCATTCCGGAACTGCTATTGGATTCGGATCAAGTAGGACTATGTTCTTCTGTCCATGCCAAAACTCTGATAATGGTGCAATGGTGTATGCCCTCTTTCCTTCTTTCTTTTCAACTATACAGAAATCGCATCCTCTCGGACATCCTCTGGTCATGTATCCGTATGCCGTATCATCTATTCCGTACAGAGAATAATCTGGATACATATGTTCAATCTCTTCTGGAAGTACATGGTCATTTGATTTATCGTAAACCTCTCTGCCATCAACGTTTTTTATACAGTAACCAGTACCCCCCCCTATAATGCTGTCGGCGTCAATCGGATGCTCAAAGTCTGGCGTAAAGCTAAACACTTTACTCTTGTAAACAACATCCATGTGACCGCTGAACAACGGTTGGTACCATTCTACAGAATCGCCTCTGGATTTGTGATGTGCTGACAGCTTCATGAGTGCGATATTGGGGAAATTGTTATGTCCGTCAACATCGATCAGCCCTACCTTCATCCAAAGCACCCCTCTTTATGGCTATCCCTTATCTCCCACACCCGTTCCTTATACGCCTTTTCAATCTCCAACCTCTGAATATCAGATGTGGCCTTGCCCAGCTGCGTCACCTTCATCCGTCTGCATTCGCCAACTGTGCGGCATTTTGCGAAAAGTCCTTCGTAGGTCATTCATAAATCCCCCATACTTCCAAAATTCTTATAATCTGGACAGAACTTGCTTTTGAATTTCTTCACCAAACAGTCCTTGTTTACGGTTTCAGATGGGCATTTCTTGCACATGAAGAACAGGTCTTCTTTTGCGTTCATTCTGTCCACATCCATGCAGAACTCTTTCGTGAATAAATCCAGAGCCTCGACAGCTTTGTGAAAATCGTTCTTACATCTGTTCGTATACTGGTTTGCGCAATACTCATTTTTCATCCACGATCACCGTCCCTGTCGGATAGTAGATCACATGACGTTTGCCGTTTTCATCGTCAAAAATGATTCTGTTATCGTCATAATCAATATCAAATTTTCCGTTATACGTTTTCAGCAGATTGCCAGTTGCATCATAAACTTCTACCGTCCGCTCGATTCCGTAATTGAAATTGGATTCCTGCGACTTGTATGCCCTCTTGCCAGATGCCGTATTGTTATAGTAGAACAGCATACCGATTAACACAAAAACCACTAATACCGCAGAAATTATCATAGTTATTGCCATTATCTTTCCATCACCGAATGCAAATCCAATAAGAAATCCCATGAACAGAATCGCAACTGTCAAACACGCAAATCCAATCCATCCACCTACTGTCATTCCGTATACACCTCGCAATCGTCTTCCAAAACGGTTTCCACGTTGTTCTTGATACTCACCATCAGTTCTCTGATAATTGTCGGATTCGTAATATGATCTTCCAATGCACTCTCGATAGTTGAGAGTATCTGGCCTTCAGTAACAATATACTGTGTTCTGCTCATAACTCTTCAAACTCCTTATCTAAATCACTTATCTCCGCATCCAGTCTGTCACGGATAGTCCGCAACAGGCTCTTGTATTCTGCGTTTGTGGGGTGGATGCGGTTAGCACAATTTCCGCAAACATCAAGCCAGATAATTTTGTCATCAGACAAATTGCCATACTTCCAACTGACATCGTTGTACTGCGCAAGTTTCTCCGCACGGATCTTGCGATTCTCTTTTGCTTTTTCAAGTGTCTCCTGTGTCATCTTCATCCTCCACTTTTACGTCATAGTCAATGTGTGCCAATGCTCCTATTCCGTCAACCATCACGGCAAGTTCCTGCACTATCAGCCTCAGCAGTATCTCGTTTGAATTGATAGCGGATACTGGAACTTGATCCAGACACTTATCAATTTGCTTTTTGAAGTTGTTGTGTTTGGTCATACGTCACCTCAATCTTTCAAGTAATAATCCGTCTCTGGCGTTGAATACTTTTCCAGATAATACTCACGATTTGGGATGTAATACTTCAGACCACCGTACTTCTCGCACCACATCAGAGGAAACCACATCCCACATCCTTGATACGGCTCCCATAAGCCTTTTTCATTGAACCGACCGCCACGAAGCATCCAGTCTGCCATCTTAGGATTGCTGAAATCAATAATTCCTTGAATCCGACTGTTCTCTTTCTTCTCATGGTGCATACCGTATCCACATGCAAAACATCCAGTCCGCTTTAATCCTGTTGTCTTATATGTCGGCCTCTCCAAATCAAACACTCCAAAGTCTGGACTTAAATCATCGAGTCGCATCTGCCCGTCAAGCTGATCGCCATAATCAATTACTACTTCACCGTATACGGGATTTATTGGCAATTTGTTGATATAAATATATTGCAAAACATCTTGTTCAAACCAGAAAGACATTGGCGTTGACTTCTTATCTTTCGCATCAAACGCATTACATCCATTTGCCAACCATGCTCGCGTTCTCAGTCTGCTTTCCGATGCCATCGTTGCAAGTATCGGCCTGCGTCCAGACTCTTTCTGATATTTCTTCAATGGAGCCTTTTTGAGATGGTCACAACACTGTTTTCCAATCTCAAACGGAGCATCCAGAAAGAATTGATAACGTTCACATGAAAAACGAGATCTATTGGCCTTGTCAGGGATACTCTCCATCGTTGCTTTGCCGTCCTTCCGATATATCCCTATTAGTGCCTGTGTACGCCAGTTGTCTATAGCCTTTGCATAATTCAGGTTCAATGCCGTTTGCAGTAGTGAGTGTTCCTGTAAGTTTGGCAAAGCGGATTCGCTCATTTGATTCTCTTGGGGGGGGATAAGGTCTGCTCTGATTTTGTTGTTTCTGTCCCTGATCCCCATGAGGTTCGCAAAGTCTCGTTTTGCCCCCCCCTTGTTTCCTGATGCCGCAAGTTGCAAGGCTCTCCGTATTTGCCTTTCCCTTGCAGTTTCTGATATTCGAACTGGTAGCGTAATTTCCGATTCCTCTGAGTTTGCGGTACTTGTTGTCGTACCCCCCCCGTAAGATTTTTCATGCTCGCCGCATCCGCGCAACTGACGATATTTCTGGAAATGCCATTTATGTGCAGATTCTGCGTCTGTCTGTCTGTCTGTCTGTCTGTCTGTCAAGGCCATCTCAGACTCTATGACGCTTGTCAAGTATTTTCTCGCTCCCCATACGCATTCGCTGACTTCTTTTGAAATGAGCGGATATCCGTATTTTTTTATGACGGACATGTAACTCATTTTTGGCCGAACGAAATCAACGTTATCGAACGTCTTAACGAAATTTACCGTCTCTGGAAATTCCAATCCAGTATTACTAAAAACAGCCCTTATCTCTGGATACATCTGCCTTGCAATATGCAGAAGAACTGTACTGTCTTTGCCGCCGCTGAATGACACATATACGCCATCCAGCCCAAACTCATCGACCCATTCCCTGATCCGCTGTTGCGTCAGAGATATCTTTGCAGACAATGGCATAGCCTGCATTGACTGCAATTCCCACATTTCATGTTTCATATAAAGTCCTCAATATTCATCTGCGTTACTCGGAGTGTCTATGAAGTCGAAAAGGGACATTCGTTTACTACCACCTAAAATTGCTTGTTCCGGTGATATTCCTCTCTTTATGCGTCTATAGTATGTGCTTTTTTGAATCCCGGAAATATTACACCAATAAGTCACGTTGTGGGTTTCCCCGTCAATCGTTATTAACGTTCCTTCCGTATCTTTTTTGTGTGTATGCTGAGGTTCTGTAAAAGCCCTTTCAATACTCCATCCATCACGTAGTCTCGATCTTAATGTGTCATATGCAAGACCGTTTGGCTTAATCCTTCCCCATACTGACAACGAATGCGTCTCCCCGTTCCACGTGATATTTACATTTTTTCTTGTGTTGTTGCTTTGAACATAGGAATTAGCCCATCTGCAATTTTCTGGGCTATAATTGCCATTGTTGTCTATTCTGTCTATAGACAAGGTGTCTTCATATCCATTCTCAAATGCCCATTTTACAAAGTTTTGAAATCCATTTTCCCCGCTCCATTCATCGCATACTTTAATGCCGCGTCCTCCATAGTTTTTGTATGCGGCACTATATTCTTTCTCGCATCGAACGTGCATTTGTTTGAATATTTTGTATATTCTGTCCTTGTACATGCCATGTTTGGTATTGGCTATCCGTGCAGCTTCTTTCTGGCCGCAACCGCAACTCTTACTCTTTCCGTTTTTAAGCAATGCAGACGAAGTGCTGATTGTATTTCCACATTCACATTTACAAATCCATCTGATCTGTCTTTGACCGCTTTTCAGTATTTTTCTTTCGCCTTGTTTTAACACAGTGAGTTTTCCAAATTTCATTCCCGTCAAATCTTCGTACTTCATTACGCACTCCTGATTATTGCATACGTTCAATTACATTCAACTACAATAATACGATACCACTAATTGAATGTAGTTGCAATATCTTTTGTAAAATGATATTATCCACGCATAGGAGGTGCGTTATGACTGAAAATAGAGGGTTGAAAAACAGGATCGCAATATCAAACGCAGTTGATAAAAACCTGTACATGCGATTAAAGGAATATTCAGTGGAAACATCAATACCTGTCAGCAAATTGCTTGATAAAGCGATTGCCATGTTTCTTGAAAGTGTTGGGAAGTGAGGGGTACTGTTCCCTCACTTTTACTTTGTAACTAAACAATGAAATCTTCTATGCTCATCTGCCCATCATCTGGCAAAACTATCATTTCCTCTTTTGCTCTGCGGTAAAATTCTTTGTTAATCTCAAAGCCATAGAAGTTTCTGCCGGTTTCAATACATGCCCTTGCGGTACTTCCAGAACCGAAACACGGATCAATTACCACATCGCCGGGATCAGTGAAAATCTCAATCAGGCGTTTCAATACCTTGACTGGCTTTTGTGCGGGATGGATTTTCGGAATATCCTTGCCATCACGTTCCCACTCGAACCAGTCAAATATCATATGCCCTGTCCCTCTGATATTCTTTCCGTTCTCATCAACTTGCAATCCGTTGCGGAACTTCGGCAGTCTATCTCTGTAGAACAGTAAGGCTCTTTCCGTTGCACCGACTACTCTCATGTTGGCTTTAAGAACTTGTGGACTGTAGTTTTTGATAAACGTCAATGGTATGTAGTTCGGAAATCCCTGTTTCTTCGCCGCATTGATAAGGGTCTGCATTTGTTCAAAAGAACAGAACACTATCATACAAGGTGCATCTGAACTTCTTCCTCTGTGAACTTTTCCTGTCGGCTCTTTCTTCATGAGTCGTGAACAGAAATGAAAATACTCATAAAGATTAAAATTGAAATCTGATGCAAAAGCGGCTTTTCCTGCAAGTTTTGATTCTCCATTCTTGTTATCGCCGCCGTTGTACCACATGGGGTTACTGCCGTAGAAATTGGTTCCGACATTGTATGGGACATCGGCTATGATTAACTGCGCTTTCTGAATGGGATAGCATTTCCATCCTTGCATACTGTCATTATATAGTTCGCATTTAAGTTTCTTCTCGTACCCCACCCTATTGGGAATTAACTTCTCTTTATCCATTTTCTCTTGGGGAAGGAAATCATGATTTTATGTCCTGACAACCTTCTTACCCTCCCTTCTATGATTTTTATTCAGTTTTTGTGCTTTTGTCTTCAGTTGCTTTATCCGCAATCACAGCCAGATGCCGTGCAATAGTGTCCAGTAACATATTCGTAGTCTTAACTGATTCCCAGTCCGTGATGGACTTTTCGACTTTCTTTGTGTAGTCTTGGTTTGTTGTTACCATTTGTAACATTCTCCGTTCCCTAATTGAATAATGTACCTAATATCATTCTTTGGAAGTGCAAAGCAATTTTTCAAATTTCCATTTCTCGCTCTTTCATGGAGTATTATTTCTGCTTTTTCTGTAATTGCAAAATTCATATACTTATATCCATTATGAACTCCTACTTGTTCGCCTGTCTCCGCATCGTACACTGTGAATCCCGGAAACTCTGGAAGTTCGTTTACGTCTAAGGTCATTTGCCCTTTCACTTCTCCGTCCACCTCTCCGTAATCTGAACCAGATCAAACATAAAGCCATGAATGTATCTCACGATATCGTAGTTGTCTCTTGTGGTATACTGTGCGTGCAAGGCGTCCATATTTCTGACAAACTCAGTCCAGTAATTATTTGATTCTGGCGTATCTGCTTTTCGGCTCTCAGGCGTGCCGTAGTCCTTAATGATCTGCCAGAGTTTTGTCATGTACTCATTGACTCTCTTCTGCACATCATCAGGCAGCTTCATGGCCTTGAAATACCTTGCCAGACCGTTGAACACCATCTGCATATTGGCTTTCTGTTCATCGGTTATCTGTGCCATTAAAACATCACCTTTACTTCCTCCATCTTGGATTTCAAAATCTCCTTAAAGAGATTCAAATTGCCCTGAACATCGCAAAGCTGCTCATACGTCAGCGTTGCTTTCTGCGTCACACCGTTATTCATGATAGACATGAGCATTTTCAGTTCACGCAGAAAATCTTCAAGTCCGGCTACTGTCTCTGTCAGTTCCGTGAGAGACATTTCATACATGGGATCACCACCTTTCAATCAAACACGGGATCTTCAAGTTCGTTCACTGGCATGAACCCATCTGTCATCTGCGGATCTTTGTTCCACCCGTAGATAATGTGTTCTGCCTGTGAGTTTTTCAGCCTCTTAGTTTCTGGCTCATACCAAAGTGGGATAAACCAGTCTTGCACGCCTGTCCATCTGTCTTTGGCAATCTCGATAACATTAGTGCCAGTGTATGCAATGTGATCCTCTTTCCAGTGAAACATCTCTTTACTGCGGAGTTTGAAATCCTCATTGTTTCTGTGAATCAGGAATGCATCATCAACTGCATTTGACAAATCTCCAGAACCACTGATGTCTTCCAGTCTCAGGAAGCTGATAACTTTCCTCGGATGTGCTACAAACATCACATGCACATCCTTCTCGATTGCCAATTCCTTGCAAGACTGAACAAATTTTTTCTGGGCATCCCACTGCCTGTCAGACAGGCCATCAATATCTAATGCCATGAGATTATCCAGAACCACCAAGTCTAACTTGTCCTTGTCAATCTTCTTTTTAAGTTCCTCATGAATCTGCATGTAATTGTTGCCATATGTGTTGTTGTACAGAAAGAACTTACCTTCTAACCATTCACTGATGATTTTCTGCCGTTCTATCGGGACGTTCCATTGCCCTTCGTATCTCCCTGGTTCCAACCCTTCTTTTCCGGCAGCTTGCCGAATCATCCAGTTCATGAAATCTTTGTCATCAAGTTCGCCGGAATAGCATCCAACAACATTGCCGTCTTGAATCGCATTAAGGATCATTCCATCCAACCATGTTGACTTTCCAGCTGATCGCAATCCAGTCAGTACGGATATGCCTTTCTTTTTCAGGCCGTACATCTTTTGGTCAATGTCGGTATACCCTGTCTTGATATAGTGCGTGTCTTCCCTCGGTTTGTTGAACACATCCATCGGAGTCAGCCATATCGGATTGCCGTCTTTTTCCTCAAGAGGTTTCGGAGGATCCTGTCTATTCCTGTTGAAGTGACCGTACATCCGCTTGTCTTGGTCTTGCCACTTCTTCTCATAGGCTGTCGGTTCAAACAGTATCCGCACATCTTTCCATGTTTTGTCAGCACAACTATCATGAAAACAATGGAATCCCAAGGCTCCGTTACTGCCTTGAAATATCATTGCGTCCTTGCCCTTATGGGAACTGTCAAACGGACAATGATCTAAGATGAATTTAGTGCCGCCGTTCCATGAGGCTTCTCTGTAATGCAATCCATATTTCTGCATCCATGCACGGACATCGAATGTTTCTCCGTTATAGTTGTTGTATCGTTGCGGCTTTTCTGGTTCTGGTATCACACCGATGACTTTTTTTATGTATTCCTTGTCTACAGGGACAAATCGTTCTGGTTGATACAGAATCTTACTCATGCGGTGCGGTGCTTCTTCTGTGCTACGTCCCTTCTGTGCCAGTGTTCCGTATAACTTGCATATCCTACTTGTGTTCTTGTTGGCCTTGTCGATTTTGATAACATCATCTGTAAACAAAATATCCAAGGCATACAAAAATTTTTCTACCAGTTCGTCATTCTCTTTACTTGGCGATAACTTTACTGGATACAACAAGTGATATCCGTTACCGCTGAAACCTATGAGCGGTTCTGAGAATCCCTGTTTTTTCAAGTAGGCATATACTTGCTGCGCTTTTTCTTTTGCTCTTGCTACTTGCTCATTTGTTGCGCTGATTTCAGATGACCGTTCTGGATCAAGATCAACCAATAACCAACGTCTGGCGTAAATGTCTTTATCGGATGTGCCTGTTTCGCCATCAATGAACTGATCCCCGGCGTTCCGTCTGTAGCATTCATCCTTGATTTCGTTCAGAGCAATGTAAACGCTTTTGCCTTTGAGGTTCTGGCGTTTAAGTTGGTCTATCATCAAATTGACATCTTTGAAGTAACCAACCGTTGCAGTCTTCTTGCTCCTGCCGCCAAAGATCCTCACTTCAAACAGTGTTGTCTGCGTGTATCCAGAGCGGATAATCTCGACTGTTCTTCTTACTTGTTCCTCGTCAAAATATTTCATCATTGCAAATCATCCATGAACGATGCCTGTTCGCTATGCGGTTGCGTGATTGCCCTATCCCTATAGTTTCCTTCCAGAACTTTCGGAAAGTTGTTCGGACGGATAAACCAATCAAAGGTAATGCACCATCCCTTTTTGTTTTTGCCTTGGAGAAAACTACTGTTCCGAATCTCTCGGATAGCATCGATAATGGCATCCTCTCCATACTGCCTAATTCTTGTCTTTAGCCAATCGCCACGCTGTGTGTTGTCGGTTATTTCCCTTATCGGCTTTATGCCAACATCCGTGAGAGTGTTCCACTCATCGACAACGTTCTGGTACCTTTTTGCGGATTGTTCCACTGCTAAGTGGGACGAACAATCTAATTTATTAGATTGTTTATTTTTTATCTGTATAGTATCTGTTAATATATCTGGTATAGGTTTCTGACTTTGGGTATTTCCATTTCTGATTTTGGGTAAATGGATTTCTGATTTTTCACAAATCGAGTAACCCAAATCTGTAAGCGCATACCACTTGGTTCTGTCATAAGATGACTTGTTGAAATTGCCCTCGATCAGGAGTCCATCATCAACTAATTTTTGAATTCCTCTGACGATAGTATTCTTCGACATATAGGGAAATAACTCCGTGAGTGCTTTCACACTGCTATATGTCCAATAATAATCATCGTAATAATGGCGTTCATTTGCTTTGTTTTTTTCTATCCAGAAATACAGATGCCTGAGAAGGATGGCACACTGTATCCCATACTCTTGTGCTATATCCGTATCAAATGAGTGCTCCATGTTATTCTCCCGTCAGAATCTCCACAATCCTACGTGCACTATCTCTGCTATGGCAAAATTGGAATTCACAGTGATGATGGCTTGCAAAACTCATCAGCATTTTCTGGAGAGTTACCCCTTTTGTGGCACGTGGGTATTTCTGCTTACCGTTCTTCAAAATGAATAACCTGGGATTCTTCCACTTGTGCACATCTTCGATTCTGGTTATCACTGGATTGTAGATGCCGGATCCATTCTTTACTTCACCACCATCGTTCTCAACCAGAAAAATAAGGCGTATTCCGGCTTCCGCAGCTTCGTCTGCTTCTCTTGCGAATCTATCATGCTGTTCAGTGATGTTGGATATCACCTCTTGGAAATCCTTTTTGGTATCAATGCAAATGCTCTGGTCTGTCGGCAGTGTGTAATCGCCCTTCCAGAGTTTGGTTCTGCGGATCTCAATGCCATGCTCTGCAAACCATTCATGTTTCTTGTCATGCTTGCCAACTTGTTGACGGCTGTCTTCCAGAATAATCATTGCATATCATCCCTTCCGCTTTCGTAGTCTCTTATTTTTTTCTGCCACGTAGTCCATGTAGGCGTTTTCTTTCAGCTTGCCATTCAACCGCTTGGCCTGCTCTTCACGATGGAGCCTGACCTCCTCTGCATATTTTTCGCAATGATCATGGCAGTTGTATTTGAACTCATCTGTGCAGACCACCATCCGATCAGGGCAGTCCAGACATACCGCACTCATATCACATGCTCCCCGTAGACCCGAACCCGGAACGACTCTTGCCGTCCAGATGATCCACGATCCTGATATCCAACTCTTGCATGTGGTACATGATGCGGAACTGTGCGATGCGTGCACCTTTGGGAATGAACGTCTTATCTGTCGGAAGATCAAGTGACCGATCTACCTCTGTGCATGGAGAATATTTGGCAAGACAGATTGCCGGAAATCCCCACTGGTCTGTTGAGCCGCAGTAACTTTCGTCTATGATTCCTATGCTGTTTGCCATGACGATTCCGTATTTGCTGAATGTGGACGATCTCGGAACCACCCATGCTTCATATCCTTTCGGCAGTTCGGCTGCAAAACCCAGCGGAATGATTTTGTACTCTCCATGAGTCATCCATGTGTCCTCTGCGCATCTCAGATCAATCAGATCACCGTTTTCATATTTCTCCGGCATCTCGATCTCAGCCAGAGGAAGTATCTTTATTGTTTCCATTTTGCGTCTCCTTTGTTTTTATTTGCGAAAACGCTCAAATTGAGCGTTTTGGCCTTTAGGTAGGGATTTTATCGTTGAAAGCATTTCCGTGCGAATTTGAGAGAAATGAGTGTTTCATATTACATTTTCTCGACCTTCTCTGCCTTCTTCCTCTCCAGAAGCGCTTTCATTCGTTCTGATGCAGCCATTCTCTGTTCGTCACTGACCACTCTCTCACTCGGATTTCTCAGCGAAAGCAGCTTGACCAGGAATTTCGCAGTAATACTTCCATCAGGATTCTGGATAAAAACAGGAACAGCTTCTGGATATTTCTCTCTCAGCCTGACGATCTTTCCTTTCCATCGACTGTTACTCGGTGCGTCAATGCACGCCAGTTCGTCTCCGTTTTCCCATCCGATCACGATGTCTCTCATCGGTTCCATTTCCACCTCCTACCCGGAGCCACGCTCTCCGGGATTTTGTTTTATAGTGATAATGCTGTTGTAGATTGTGAAGCCACTTTACAGTGATATTTAATTTTTAATGCGTGGTATGGTAACATGGTTATGGACATATGCAGTCAGAATATGGGCAATGCTCACAGGCTGGATATACGCATTCTTTCGGCCTGTATCCGCTTGACGGCCTGAGAGTGTGCCGGATACTGTCTGTACTTTTCTCGGACATCGGATCCTTATATAGCGCATCGTAAGGCTCCCATCCCTTATCAAGCCTTGCCTGTGCAGTCTTATAATTGATTCCTGTCCGTTCTGCCCATCGATATAACGGCAAACTGACATCGCCAATAGTGACCGTCCTGTTTTGCTTTCTCGGTTGTGTCAACGCCCTCTCTGGATCCCAATGTCTTTTGCGAATCCTGTCATATAGCGTGTGGAAAGGAATTCCAGTCTCCTTAGACCACTCGGCAATTCTTTTCTTCTCGCCAAATGCGGTCACATAATCTCCATATACTGGCATCTTGTTGCCTTCTACTGGAACGGAAGTTCGTCCACATCCGGCATACTGTCAGGAATGTTCATAAAATCATCCTGACTCTGCGGTGCAGCCGTTGGAGCAGATTGTGGAGCGGATGCCTGATTCTGCTGATTCTCAGCTTTAGTGTCTATAAAATCAACGTTGTTAACCCAGAACTCAATGTCAGGATAAATGGTCTGTCCGTTCTGATTTGTGTACTTGTCAGGCTTAACAGCAATGCACTCAACACCAATCCGGCTCCCTTTGTGGAAGTAGGTGTTAATTAACTCGGCAATCTTTCCGAATGCAACCATTCTGAAAAAGTCCGCTTTTTTGTCCTTGCCTCTGCGATTGACAGCGATGCTGAATCTTGCAGAGCCTTTATTGCCGTTTACCCTGTAGTCGATATCTGAGGAGATCCGACCAACGAAACTACAATTATTCAAGATGGAATACCTTACCTTTCTCTGCTATTCCCACCAAACATCCATCTGGTGCAATGTCTACAAGTTCTCGATATATCTTCTCTGGATCTGCGTTCTGATCTGACAGATGACAAGCTATGATTGAACGCGTGTCTGCTGTTATATTTGTCATTAGGAAATCCTTAACGGTATCCAGAGAGGCATGACCATGAAGCACATGATCTCGGTTTTCGCCTTCTGGAATCTCGGTATAATTTATACCAATGACAAAATGATTGATCTTCAGCTGGGGCAGACGGTATCTACAAAACTGCCAGTCTTGCATGTACAGAAGTCTCTCTCCGTCCTTCTGAATCACGAACGCTTGGTTCGGACAATCACTGCCGTCATTGTTTGTGTGATGAATAGGTATCGGAAGAATCTTCCACCCGGATATATCTGTCCATGTCCTGTCTGGCAATGGCGTACACTTTTCAGCATTTCCATAACATGGGATGCCGTTGCGGACAGCTTGCGGAACAGATAAGGCATGATCTTGATGGGCGTGATCCACCAAAGCAAAATCTATCGCTGACAAATCGTAGTCAATCGCATTCAGAATCTCTTTCCACCTCACACCTAAGTCCAGAAGAATCTTCCGACCGTTACATTCAAGGATGTGGCAATTGCCGGATGAGCCAGAATTTATGCAAGAAATTTTTATGTACTGTGTTTTACTATTTTTTTGCATAGTTTTGTGTTTTGTTGTATTCGTTTTTATTCTGTTTTGTAAATTAAACCAAGGTTTTGTGAATCTGCTTTTTCAAACCTTCTTTCAAAACCCCAGCTTTATATCGTGTTTTGTCAGCACTCTCACCCTTATCCATCCACCCAACATGATGCAGACCGGGAAGCAGCTTCCTGTCGATGTCAGCAATGTCATCCTCATATCTGCGTTTCTTCATGCTTTTTCTCCTTCTTGTTTTCTACCAGTTTTCTGGATATGATCTTCTTGATCCGGCTATTGGATCCGTGCACCTTTTTAGCTAGTGCCGCACAGTACGCAGTGTGCAGATTGTCTGCATCTTCTGGATCTCTTTTGACGATGGTCTTTGAACCGTCACGCCAGAAAACAATTGTCCGATCACCAGATTTGATAATCTTCTTCGGCTCAAAAGCATCGGCGGCACCGCTAAATGCAATTTGCCGGATTGTCTCATGCAGTACACTGATAAAATCTGCCGGTGCTTTGGTTTTTGAAATCATTACTTCATCCATACTCCACCTCACTGAAATTCTGCATCTTCAATAGTTACATCTTCGCCTTCGATGACCAACTCCTCTGTGTTGGCCTGTTCGGCGATTTCGGCCTGTGCGGCCTGATATGATTCATCCATCTGCAAGAGACTGGACTTAGCCATCGTATTAAGATTCTTTGGAAATTTCTTCACGGCATTGTTTTGCATCTTCCGTGTAATCATTGACTCAGGAGTATCCAGCCATGCCGCACTGATGAAGGGTTTTGCAATCTCACAAGCCAACATATCGTCAACAGTCTCACACTGACGGAGAGCATCGTAGACTTCTTGTTTCTTAGCTTCGATCTCAGCTTTCTGCTGCGCAGTAGCCTTGTATCTGTTTTCGCAAACGCCAAAGCACTCATTTAGCATATTGTTCCTAATGTGAGCAAACAGGTTTACTTTTACTCCTTCCCGCTCTGCAATGAGATACTGGATAGTGCCATCTGTCAGCTTCACAGGATACACAACACGGATAACCTTCTGGCTCAGGCCTTTTTCTTCCCATTCTGGGGGAGTGACTTCCATACCTTTCCTTCTGGGGTATACAAAATCGTCACCCTGATGAACGACCCAAACAGGGAAAACCTCTGCAACGTTTTGTCCGAAATTACGGAGCATGGCATCGTTGCCACTGCCTTGAATCCCCATTTCAATTTCCTTCACCCACTGACCGCCAATCTGCTTACTTCGCAACTGGAAATAAACCTCGGAAGGGAATGCGTCAGCATTGAGTTTTAGACTGGCACATCTGCCTATAAT